ATGATAATATATTAATTATATTGTAGAGTATACTTGGCTTCCAAGTAGAATTCGTATCTTTCCATAATATAATTGTAGGAGTATTCATCAGGAATACTAGCACGGTTTTGTAGATACCATTTGTACTTGTCGATTTTGAGTTGAATAGCATACAACTCTTTTCTTGTCGGTAGATCTACTTCTAGATTAACTTGTCGAACTGGACTTTCTAAGAATGGGTTGTTGGCGCGATCCATTCGAGTTCTAGGATGAGGAGTGTTCATTTTAGTAATAAATAATGTGGGAATCCTCCTCTTTATATATTAGTGTGGCGTTTTGTCTAAATACTGTGACACTCGTGACCTTCCGCGTGACCGCCACGCGTTTGCTTTTTTAATATAGCTATAGTTTTTAGCCTTCTCTCTGCGAACGAAGTGAGGGAGTAGAGGCTAAATAACCTCTGTCAAACACACTAGCAAGTGACAAAACTTGTGTAGGCCCCTGCCAGGTTAGGGTTAGGGTTTTTCCGAAACTACCCAGAAGGTCCAGAATATTATTACCTGGACCTTCTGCGCTGAGTAGGCGGATAAATTAACGCGACAATTTAACCGAAACACCTATATAAACAGCGCTAAACCCCCACTTATTTTATTATGTCTAGACACAGAAATTATTGTTTTACATACAATAACTACCCGAATACTGAACTTGTAGATAATGTTAATTGCAAGTATATCGCTTATGCTCATGAGGTTGCTCCAACAACTGGCACCAGACATCTCCAGGGTTATATTGCTTTCCATTCAACAAAAACTCTTGCAGCTGCTAGGAGACTTCTACCGGGATGCCATCTCTCAGCTATGGCGGGATCTATATCCCAGAACGATGCGTACTGCTCGAAAAGTGGCACGCTTATTGAACGGGGGGAGAAACCTGCTTCCAATGACGATAAGGGACGTGCCGAGAAACTCAGATGGCAGCGCGCTCGAGATCTTGCTAAAGCTGGTAACTTGGACGAAATTGATGCTGATATTTATATCCGTTGCTATTCTACTCTTAAATCAATATCTAAAGATCATATGATTAAACCTGAACCTGTTGATGTTAAATGCTTTTGGATTCATGGAGCTACTGGAACTGGAAAGTCGTATTGTGTGGAGACAACGTATCCGGACTGTTATAAGAAGTCAATGGATGATCTTAAATGGTTTGATGGATATGATAATCAGGATGTTGTGTATTTGGAAGATTTTGATGTATATCAAATTAAATGGGGTGGATTAATGAAGAGACTTGCTGATCGGTGGCCAATGCAAGCAAGTATTAAAGGATCAATGAAGTATATTCGTCCGAAGATTGTTATTGTAACTTCTAATTACACCCCTAATGAAATCTGGATGGATCCCCAAACTGTTGAACCGTTGTTAAGAAGATTTAAAGTTATTGAGAAAGTGTCTCAGGAACAAGTTGTAGACTTTACCTAATAAAATGACAGTTTATGGAATGACTACTGCAATGCCTAGTACTTTTTATTTTGGTGGGACTGCGAAGTTGATACTTGGAGCTGCAAGTATAGCTATTGGGCAGGCGGTTAAATTCCCTGAGTCATATACTAAAACTAAGACTGAAACTAAGGAAGAATCTGATAACGCTTATTTCAATCAAGTTGACCACCTTTATGTGATCAAACCTTCTTATCATAAGTTACCTAAATAAAAAAAATGGCTAAATATTATAAAAAGCGTGTTTTTAAGAAGAAAGTAGGAAAGCAAGCTAGAGCTGTTGTTAAAGCTTCAAGAATGTTAATGTTGAAGTCTGTAGAAACTAAAGCATTTGTAGTGAATAATTCTCAAGTTCTTGGGAATAATCAAATCTTTTCTTTATCTTTGACTCAACAAATTGCTGTTGGCAATACCTCTGTCACAAGGGTTGGAGATTCGATTTTATTGGGAAGTTTAACTCTTAGTGGGGAATTAACTGCTTATGCAACTATTCAATCTGTTAAGTATCGTGTAATAGTTGGTTATACAAGAAATACAGTTGCCAATGGTAGTTCAATGATTCAAGGAATTCTAGGCTACGGAGATATCTTTTATTCTGTAGGAACACCTGGTTATTTGGCTCATGGTGTTGTTAATCCTCAAGCTTTTACTGCCTTGTACGATGAAATGATTGATTTGAATTCTGATTCAGCTCAAGTTCATTTAAGATCTTTTTATACTCGTATTAATCTTAAGATGTCTAAATTTGATTATGCAACTCAAGGTGGGTCTCTAGGAAAGGTTAAAAATCTAAGTTTTGTTATTGTCCCTTTGGCATTTCCGTTTACTCAAAGTGCTGCTATTGGTGAACTTCAATCTATTCAAGTTTTGAAATTTAAAGACCCTTAA